CAACAGCGAGGGTTTTAGGCATTGGCTCAAACTCCGAGACAGCAACGCCCCCGCTCGGGGGTCAATGCGCCGGGCTGAGCCGTTGCGTTATTGCGTTATATGACGCTAGCGTTATAGCGTTTTAAAAGACTGGTTTAAAGGCCGTCGTTCTCATCATGCTTCATAAACACTAGCCAGTGCGTTAGCCCCTTACGGCCTGATAGATGGCCAAATAGCGGCGGCTGCGGGGCAAGCTTTATGACTTCGCCTATCTTGACCTGCGTTTCGTTCCACTTGAAAACCAGGGTACCGCCGGGCTCCAGCACTCTCAGGCACTCTTCAAAACCTTTGCGAATATCGTCTTGCCAGTTGTCGCTCAACTTTCCGTACTTCGCTGCTAGCCAGCTTCGCGGCCCTGCTCGACATAGATGCGGTGGGTCAAAAGCGACGAGCTTAAACGTGCCATCGGCATACGGAAGGTTTCGGAAGTCGAGCAACACGTCTGGCTCAATGAGCAACGTTCGCGTGCCTTCATGCTTACCGTGGCTGCGGTCAGTAACTGTGATTTTTTCTGATCGGCAATCGCCAAACACTACCGATGGATTATCACGGTCATGCCACATCATGCGCCCGCCGCAACAAGGATCAAGAATCGGCTTAACTGCGACGCTCATAAGCCATCACGCTCCCGCGTGCGATCTTTCAGCGCCTCTAGCGCCCGCTCAATCCCTAGCAGCGCCTCAGCGTTATAGAGGTTCGCATGCGGCCCATCTTGAAAACGCTCAAGGCGGTCGGCACACACCGCCAGCAACGCTTCTATGCTCACCCCATTAGGCCCAGCCTCCTGCGGGTTGCCGTCCTGAAAGCTGATACACCCCAGCACCTGAGCGCCACCGCTCATCATCTCACAGTCAGCGCCCACACCAATGAGGTAATGGTTTTGGGCACCACCTGGGGAGTACGGCCCGTGAGCGATAACCGCTTGGCCCATGTCACCGCGCCCGTTGGGGCTAACGGCATGCCCGGTCACTAACCGGGGCTGATCGAGATTAGGCATTGCATGCCCTCCTACTGTCGGTTTTGAATAGCGCGCCAACGCTCATTGCCATTTGCTGCGTTATAGCGTGCTAGCGTTATTTCACGCTCACCACTCGATGCGCCCCAAAGCGGGCGATAACGCTTATTCTTGCTGCCTTCTTGGTAGTGCTGGCAGGCACCACCATAGAAAACGTCTTAGGCTTCCTGCCTTCCAAAACGGTCACGCGGAATACACGGTTAACCGCTTTGGAAGTCACAGCCCTAGCACCTGCTCAACATGCAAACGGGCCTTAGCCAACCGCCGCTTGTACGTTCTCACCCCCATTTCTAACGCGTGGGCCTTCTGCAGCTGCCCTATATTGCGGTGGTCATAGCCACGGAGCTTGCGGCGGCTCACCACCCGCGCCACGCCCGCGTTGTACTCCAGGCGCAGCACGTCGGCGGTCAACAGATCCTCACGCGCCAGCGATACCACCGCATACTCGATGCGCTCTTCGAGCGGGTACGACTCCGCGCCCATAGGGACCGACCCGCCCACGGTCGAACGGCTCACTACCCCGCCGTTATCGATCAACACGCCCAGCAGCGACGTGCCCAGCGCAGCACCGCCACCGTGCAGGCACCAGCGCGCCCAGCGCTCTAACAGATCATCCAGATCATTTGCCGCCCGACGCCCCACCGCTACGCCTCCACAATCGTCAGCGGGTACAGCTCCTCGACCTGCCGCTTTTTCAGCTTGTACATATCAGTGCGCACGCCTTTAACGTCGATCCACTCCACCGAGCCATCAGCGCGGAACACCACAAAATCAACGATGTATTTCACCCCACCCGGTAGGGCGATAGGCACTTGCATCAGGAACATCGTCACGCGGTCGGCCTGCTGCTCGCTCAGCAGGTACAGGTAGTAATTCGCCTCTTTTTTCGAGTCGAACGTATGCCCGTGAATGGTCACTTTTTTGTTGTTGTACTTAGCCGCATTGGGCGCACGGCGGCGCATATTATGCCGTTGCATGACGCGCCCCCAGCCAATCGTTAAACCGCTCCACCAACGCCAGGTATTCGCGCCCGGCCTGCTCGTTTCCGTCTAATTCACGGCGGCTCAGCACCCCACACGCCAGCCGCACCTCTGCCGCCGCCGTGGCGGCATCCGGCACCATGCGCTTAGTGGTATGCGTGAGATAGTCACGAAATAGCGGGTTATTGCACAGCATCGCAGCGCCCTTGGCGTATCGGCTCACGCAACACCCCGCTTAGCCCACAGCTCAGACAGCGCCGCCTCACCATCGATAAAATGGCGGTGGCCATCCTTGGTGGCGGTGGCCAGCAGATCCCCGCGCACAATGGGCACCTCGTCGCTGGGCACGCCCTCCACATGCACCACGTGACCGCCCAGTTTACGGATGCGGTCAGCCTCTACCCGATGCACCACGTGGGCCACCACCAAGCACTCCGCGCCCTTGGCCGGGGTCGCGCTAATCATCCCCTCAAGGCGCTGCATGCGGCGTGCCACTTCGGCATGAGAGCCAAAGCGCTGCGCGGGCGCATCGGTGTAGACCGACACGGTACAAATCTGCGCATCACGCATTGCCCGCGCCACGCGCTCGCGTGCCGTCGCGTTAGCGCCAGCAATTCCAATCAATAGCATTCGACGGCCTCTCTGAGTCGTTGGGCGCGGTGCGCCTGCAAAATGTCGTGCAATACGGTCACCTTGGCCGCATCGCCCTGACGTAACGCCGCTTCGACTGCCGCGCTCATATCCCCCACGGTCACGCGGGAAACGCACCAGCGGGCGAAATAGCGCAAGTTATCGGGGTGGTTCGCCACGTGGGGCGGGTAAGCCAGATCATTGATAAACCACGCCGCCCACTGCTCGGCGCGGTGATAAAGGGTGTCGTCGGTGGGTGCCTGGGCAGGGTCTGCGCGTTCAAGCGTCGGGCAATGCGCCGTCAGCGCTTCGCCGTCGTCCTCAACGATCAGCAGCCCCTGCTCCTGATAGAACGCCATAAACTCACGGGCGCTATCGTCGTCGGCCTGCATCAAATCGCCCCACGCCACATAGGTTTTTTGTACCGGCCCGGTAGCGGCGGCTAGGGTTTCCAGCACCAGCAAATAGCGGGCATAGCCAATCAGCCCATACTCAGCCGCCACGGTGGCCACGCCCTCGCTGTGCGCAAGCCCGGCGGGGTGAACAAACCCACTCACGCCGCCACCCCGTCGCGCTCAGCCAACACCGCCGCCCAAGGGCCATAGATGCCGTTATAATCCACCGCGCCAGCGGTCAACCGCACTATGCGCCCAGCGGTGCGTAAACTCGGGGCACGATCAAAGCGATACCAGCTCATCACCGTACGGGGCTTCTCGCTGAGCAGCGCGCCCGCACAGTCCGGCCCGCCCACTTGATCAATCCAATCATTTAGCAACACTTTAGCGCACCATTTAACACGAAGTGTGTTAAGCCTAGCGCGAAGATTGCCCACGCACAAAGGTTTTTTTATTCCACACTTACACGCTTTGTGTATTACTATTGCCTGAGAGGTAATATTTACCCGAAAATTAATCACCGAAGGCGCACACGGACGGCATCGACGGCGGGATAGATAACGGGAAGCGGAAAATGTCACAGCAAAGCGACAGACAGGACAAAAAAGAACTCATCGCACAGCGCCTTGTAGAGGTGCGCAACCACCTGGGGTGGTCGATCCGCGATGCAGTGGAAGCCCTCGGCTACGTGCGTTCCCGCTATACAAATTGGGAACTCGGCATACGCATGCCCGGCTATCAGGAATTAGAAGACATCGGCAACGTAACTGGCTGCAACCCCGGCTATTTTGTCGGCTGGACAAACCGCATGATCGACAGCAGCTACGTCGTGCTAGACCGCACCACGGTTAAAACCCGCGTGGGTTCGATCACCGTACAAAACGCCACCGATGTAGCCGCCTACCGCGACGACTACCTAGCAGAAAAAGGGCTAAAGCCCAGCAGCATCATCACCGTCAAGGCCGAAGACGACGCCATGGAAGGGGTCATTAGCAAGGGCGATTTAGCGCTAATCGACATGAGCCGCAAACCCGATGCCGTGCGCGACCTCTTCGCTATCCTCGTGGGCGACCGCATTTGGCTACGCTGGATACGCCCGGAAATCAACGGCAGCTACACCATGAGCGCCGAAAACAGCCACCAATACCCGGATGAAACCCTCACCACCGGGCAGCTACAACAGCTCAACATCATCGGGCGTGTCGCCATCATCGAGCACGAACGCTAAGCGCCAGCCCAGCGGAAAAACACCCCACTCCTAGAACGGCACCCACAAAGTGCCGTTTTTTTGGCTTGCCGAATAACACAATTAGTATCACTCTTACACAGACTGTGTAATCAAGAGGGTTTCACTAATGACCACGCACCCGATAGCCACCGTTACCGCCTCGCCCCCCATCGCCTGCACCCCGCAAGCGCTGCACCAAGCACTGCGCGAAAGCGTCGCTATCGCGTGCGGGCTCGAAAAAATGGCCCAATGCGCGCTAGATGAAGGCGAGTACCCACCGGAAGAACTCGACAACCTGTTTGCTCTCATTAACCGCCACCGCCGCGATTTAGAAGAGATTAAGGCCGCGCTGGCCGAACTCGCCACGGGTGGCCACCATGACTAACACCACCCCATGGCGCGACGATGACGCCCTAGCCCAGCCCGGCCAAGCGCTCAGCGACCAAGAGCTAGCCCACCTGCTCGCCCTCGCCAACGGCAACGCCCCCAGCGCCATTACCGCCATCAACGGCACCAGCCGCGCCCAACAGCAGCAGCTAGAAAGCAGCCTGCGGGCCAAGCTCGGCGCGTTCAGCAAAGCGCACCTCATTACCCGCGCGTTCGTGCTTGGCGTGCTGCTGCCTCGCTGCCTCACCGTGCTACTGATCGTCGCCACACTCGGCAACGGCGCCCAACAAGATGCCATCGCCCAGCGCCTCCCCCGCCGACCCACGCAAACCGCCAGCGCCCGCCTAATGCGCACTCAGCGGGGCAGTAGCGCAGGGGGCCGCCGCGCATGAAACCGCACATCGTCACAGGCCCACGGCGCAGGCACTGCCGCTGCCGCGTCTGCCGTGGGCGGCAGGTCAAGGCCAAGCACCCGAACGACTACACCCGCCGCATCCGCTGCAAACACTGCGGCCAATTCAACACGCTGGTAGTCGACAAATGGGCCGACAACCGGGGCTGGCGTAAATACACATGCTATTGCGATGGCTACCACTTCCCGCACCGCATCCGCTCAGAATTCTGTTTTGAAAACCCACACTACGGCGACCACGAAGAGCGCCGGTTAACCGCTTACGGGGTGATGGCATGAAAATTATGGCGACCGACCTACCACTAAGCCACTGGCAGCGCATTGCCGAACAAAACGGCATTCAGCGCAGAACGTTTCTCTATCGCCTGAAAACCATGGACGCGAAAAAAGCCGCCACCAAGCCACTCAAAAAAGGCGGCATAAAGCCAATCGCCACCAGCAAGCGCCAAAAAAGCCTAGCCGCCGGGCTAGATGAATGCGCCCTAAGCCGCTACCGCCGCGAACACCCCGAAAGCCAGCTAAGCGACGAAGCCGCCCTCGCCTTTCTGCAAGCGCGCAAAGCCAAACTGCAAAACACCCTACGCGAACGCGCCCTTGCAGCAGGGCTAAGCCCCCAGCTGGTGTATCACCGCATTAGCCGCAACTGGCCGCTAGATAAAGCACTCAACACCCCGCCCATGCCCACCAGCCACGCGGCCCGCATCGGCGGTAAAGCCCGCGCCCAGCAAAAGCGCGAACGCCGCCAGCAGCGGCTCCAGCAAGCAGCGTTAAAAAACGCTAGCACGCAATAACGCAAACAAAACCGACACAGGAAGCCCCGCCATGTTTTTCAAAAGCGCCAACGTCTACCGTTTACACGACGCCCCCGAACACACCGCCGAAACCCTCAACGACATGCTAAAAGGCGATGCCGCTAAACCGCTGGGCAATGCCGACGCCAAGCGCCACGGCTGGACACCGCCCGCCAGCCGCAACGCAGAGCTATTCATGCACGAAGTGCAGGGCCACCGCCTATTTAGCATGCTCAAACAAGAGCGCCTACTACCCGGCAGCGTGATTAAAGACGCGGTAGAGGAGCAGGTAGAAGCCCTAGAAGAGAAGGAAGGCCGCTTTCTCACGCGCAAAGAAAAGAGCTCGATCAAAGAGCAAGTAACGGAATCGCTACTCCCCCGCGCCTTTATTAAAACCACCAAAGTTTTTGCATGGTGGGACGTAAAGCGCGGGCGCATCACCGTCAACAGCGCCAGCCGCTCGGTGTGCGAGGATCTATTAGACCTGCTACGCGAAACACTGGGCAGTCTCAAAGTCACCCCGCACAGCACCCAAACACTACCCGTGCGCGCCATGACAACATGGCTGCACGACACCGCCCAAGGCACGTTGCCAGCTAACCTCAATCTAGGCGACGTCATCACCCTCAAGGATAAAGGCGATGATGGCGTATGGCGTGGCCGTCAGATCGATCCCGACAGCGACGAAATACAGCAAATGCTCGAAACCGGGCGGCAAGCGGTAGAGCTAGCGATGACCGTCAACGACAACGTGTCATTCACCCTCAACGACAGCCTAACCCTTAAAAGCCTGCGTTTTGGCGACAAGCTGTTAGAAGAGGCCGACGCCCAAGACGATGGCGACGACGCCACCGCCCGCCTAGAAGCTGACTTCTACCTAATGGCCAACGCCCTAGCCGAAGCGATCGACAGCCTAACCGCCATGATGGGCGGCGAAACCGAGCGCGCCGTTCCCGTGTCGCTCGATGAACCCGACACCGGCACCCACCCCGGCGAACAGCTAAGCGGTATTCGTTATGAAGAGGATCTATTGCCCACCGCCGCCGCGCTCGCCAGCGAGTACAACACCAAGCGGGAAAACCTCACGGTTTCCAAACTGCAGCGGCATTTCAAGATCGGCTACAACCGCGCCCAACGCCTGCAAGAGTACCTAATCAGCAAAGGCCACATTCCCAACCCCTACGGGCAGCGCGGCGCATGAACAACGCCACCAACTACCGCTGCTACAACCCCAAATGCGACCAGGGCAACACCCCCGGCTGGATGCTGGGCGCCAACCCCATTTGCCCAAAGTGCGGCCACTGGCTCACGCGCCAGCCCAACGAAAACGCCAGCGTTAAAAAACGCTAGCACGCTATAACGCAACCGACAGGAGCGCACCCAATGAATTACGACGCATGGCGAATCACCTTCCAATCCAGCGAACAGGCCGCGCAAGCGGCCTATGCCCAGCTGCAGCAGGCCCAAGAAGAGCGCGACGCGCTAGCGGCTGATTTGGAGACAATTATTTCGCAAGCACGATCATTATACGGCGATGTACTAGGAGCATTTGATGCTGATAGCCGTTGCGATGAAGAAGACAAAGCGACCTGCGAATTCAATGCTTTTGAGTCTGCCACTCAGATGCGGGCGCTATTGATGAACCTAACGCCCAACACCAACCTAGCCCGCCGTGACAACTACAAAACCGCCCTAGGCTGGGAAGACTCAGCGAACACACTTGAGCTTATGGAATGCCCAAAAGGTGCGCGCTACTTCCGCGAATCCGCAGCCAAGCACCTGAGATATAAAGCGGGCAAATTGCGCAAACAAGCAGAAGCCAATCAGGATCGCCAGCAATGAGAATCGACCACCACTACGCCCGCGAAAAACTAACGCTGCTGCTACGTGACTTAGACAGCTATAACGGTGATGAATTTTGGCGGCAAATGAGCCGCATAGCCCACGGGGCCACCGACCACCCAAGCGCCGAAGCCCTACTGCTAGAACGCGACGCGCTGGCGGCTGATCGTGCGGATCTCATCAAAGAGCTAGTGCCCTGCCAGAACGTACTCCACCAGCTAGCACACCTAGGGCAATGCACCCCGCAATATGCCAACGATGCCCGCGACGTACTGCAGCGCGTGACAGGCGGCAACCCGCCCATGTTTGACGACCGCCGGACAAAAGAGGCCACCCCATGCCCACCCCGCTAATGCTACTGATCGGGCTAGCCGCTGCCGCCATCGCCTACGCCGGGTGGCAGTGCAAATGCGAAATAGAACAGCTCGACCAGAACGGCGACCCTATCGACCAGGACGAACAACTATGATCATCGACCAACCCACCATCAACACCCTACGCAGGCTGGCTGAACAAACGGCAGAGCTAGAACAGCACGCAGGCGTAGAACCCGCCACGCTGCTCGCCCTGCTGGCAGGCTATGAAGAACGCGACAAGTTAGCGGCGCACGTAGCGCGCTGCACTAGATTTTTAGAAGATATGCATATAATGCCAACAGACTGGACAATAAAAGAGAGTGTTAATCTAAAAACAGCCGCACCCGCCGCCAGCCTAGAAGAACGCGACCAACTAAAGCACTGCGAAGGCATGAAAACGGCTGCCAAATTAATATCCGATAAAGCTAAAGCCTATCACGAAGAACATGGAAGAACTGACCCCGAAACCGGACATTGTGACTACCCCGGCGACGGTGACGATTATTACAATGAAATGATGGAATTAGCCGAAGAAATTCAAGAACAAGCAGAAAAACTCCCATACTACAGCCTGCTGGCTGGTGGTGGATCTTCTGGGGGTGGCCATTGACGCCTGCACGCCCTAGCGCTACTCTGCCCGCAGTCGCTGCAAAATCAGCGACCGGGTTTAGCAGCTCAACGGACATTGGCGCACAAGCGCCCCCAATCATCGTGTAGGCGCTATTTTTGTGCCCGCGTGATGCACTATGGCGGGCCGTGCGTGGGGCGCTTCGGCGCGCCGGGTTTCCAATGTCCCCGGTCTGCTAACCCGCGTACGGTTCGCCTCCATCGTTTAGCAGCGGTAGGCGAACTCCAACAGACTTGGAGAATCGCAACATGAAAACACCCACCATTTCAGTTTCTGGCGTTACCCTTCCCTATATCGAGTATCAGCAGCAGCCTGTTGTCACTTTTGCCATGATCGACGGCGTACATTCAAAGTCTAAAGCAACAGCACGGCGCTCTTTTCAGCGCAACAAAAAGCATTTTATTGAGGGTGAAGACTTCTATGCCCTTGATTCTGAAAGGTTGGGACAAATTGTCACTACCTATCCTGACCTGTTTCCGGCGGCTACTACACGCCTAACGCTCTTCACCGAAACCGGCTACCTCATGCTGGTCAAATCGTTTACCGACGACCTCGCTTGGCAAGTACAGCGCCAGCTAGTGAAAAGCTATTTCCGGGTAAAAGGCGCGATGCAGCCCACCGCCGCCGAGCCGATCCCCACGCCCATCAACCACCAGCAGCGCGAACAGCTCACCAACACCGCCAACGCCGTGTTTCGCAACTTCCACGGCATGCGCCAAAGCGCCACCGGCTGGTTTTATAACGGCGTACGCACCGACTACTGCCTAAAGCGCATCGAAGATTTAAGCCAGGATGACTTCCCGGCCGTCATGGAGCGCCTCCAAGCCCTACGCCCCAAGGTGCGCCAATACGAAGATTTTAGGTATGACTTTCAACAGTCGTTTTTAAAAGAGGTGGTAGGCGAAGGCCAGCCGTACACGGCATGGATCAGCAAGCTCGCCGGTGGCCAACATCACATCGGCCAGCGCCCCAACTGGAAAGCCATCGCCAAGCAGGTATTGATCCACAACGGCTTGCTCACCAAACAGTAAGCCCACCCGCGCCAGCCCACCCAAGCCCGCCACCGTGCGGGCTTTTTGCTGCCTGAACGCCTGCGTTATAAAACGCTAGCGTTTTAGCGTTTTATCTTGCACCCCTAGCAGCGCTTTTCTATACTAGCGTTATTGCGTGCTAGCGTTATTTAACGCTGTAACGCCAGCGCGCAAAACCGCAACGATTAACTAAGGGGACACCAATGGGATACAAGATTGCCTTTGTTAGCCAAAAGGGCGGCGTCAGCAAAAGCACCCTAAGCCGGGCGCTGGGCACCACCTACGCCGCTGCTGGCTGGAATGTAAAAATAGCGGATCTCGATATTAACCAATCCACCTCTTTCACCTGGTTGCAACGCCGCCTCAAAAGCGGCGCAACACCAGAGGTGGCCGTAGAGACGTTCGGCACGGTGGCCAGCGCTCTAAAGGTAGCCGATACCTACGACCTAATGATTTTCGACGGCGCGCCCCATGCCACCAAAGCCACCGCCGAAGTGGCCCGGCTTGCGGATCTCGTCGTTCTTCCCACCGCGCTAAGCGTTGACGACCTTGAACCCACCGTAAGGCTGGCCAACACACTCACCGGCCAAGAGGGCGTACCCATTGAGCGCATCGCCATCGCGCTGAGCAAAGTGGGCAAGAGTAAAACGCAGCTGCAGGATGCCCGCGCCTACCTCAGCCACACGCCCTATTTTGTACTCGATGGCCAAGTACCCGAGCGCGACGCGTTTGTATTAGCCCAAGACAAGGGGCTGTCGATTGTTGAAACCCCCTTCAAAGGCCCGAAGGCCCAAGCGGATGAACTGATACAAAACATCATCAACCGCTTTGAATCACTTGTTAATTAAGCGTTATATAACGCTAGCACGCTAAAACGCAGGAGCTAACACCATGGCAAAGCCAAGCATGAAACCCAGCAGCAAAGGCGCACCGCCCACAGCAGCCACCCCCGGCCCGGTAGTAGGCAACAACACCAGCAAGCCGGAAAGCGGCGAAAAGGTGCCGCTTAACTTCCGCGTTGATCCTGAAATGCGCCGTGAATTTAAGGCGTTCGCCGTAGAGCATGACATGCAAATGGTGGACGTACTGAAAGAAGCATGGGAAGCGTACAAGCGCGAAAAAGGGAAGGGCTGAGCCATGGCCGACGACAACACCGACGCGCTCCACGCCGAGTGGATCGAGAACGTTCAAACGTGGTTCTACAAAGGCAACCTATGGGGCGGGGTGGTGTTCTCTCGGGAAGGCGACGATGTGAAAGTGACCGTCACCAACTACATGAAGCTCACGCGCACCGTGAGCGCCACGTTTGAGAGCTACGAAGACGCGCTAGGCACCATCGGCTTTTATATAGATGAATACATAGCAGACCAGCAGGCGGCGCTGGGCTAGCAGCACCGCACACTAAAACGCCCACCCGGTGGCTAGACCGGGCGGGCGTTACGCAACGACATAATACCAATGGGGATTACTATCATGTCAGCAACCGAATATACCACGATTGCCCGCACACCGTTAAACCAGCTGCATACGCTGCCGCTGCACCTGCTGTGCGCCTACCTATACCAATGCCCAGCCATCAGCCGCCGTGCGCTAGAACGCATCGTGCGTATCCATGAGGAGGTCGTATGATTAATTGCTTCCAAGACAACCCAATGGAGGCGCTAACGCGCCTCATTAAAGCGGCCCAAGGAGACAGCCACCAAAGCCACCACGTGCGTCGATTCCTGCTTGGTTTGTACAACGCTGAAGAATGGCCCTTTGAAATGAATCGCCTCAGGGCGCTGGATCGTCAGCTGCAAATGGCCTGCTTTCGGGTGTTAGAGCTTGATGTCGTGACATGTGAGCGTGATATACACGAGTACCTGGAAAATGGCGGCACTATTTTTCAGCAATTCTGGCAGCAAGAAAGCGCCAGCAGTGATTGACCTTTTAGCGGCAAGCAATAGCCCGGCCAATGAGCCGGGCTATTTTTATGCCTGAGCAACGAAAAAGCCCCAATCCGGGCAGACTGGGGCTTTATGTGTATGAGGCATTGGCGTGCCTTCATACAAAGGTAAAAACCTATCGATAAAGCTAACAAGAAAAAATTAACACAATGAGCGGCAGGATCAAGCCTGTTTCCTCCTCGCATGTAATCAGGTTAATGACCTGACTAAGCAGCGGGCCGCGATTGATAACGGTATATAAAATTAAAAACCCCACCGGTAAGGCGGGGTAGGTTTTGCTATCGCAACGATTTAACCAGTGTCAGCTCATCGCTGGGCAAAGGCTTAAAACCGTATCGCTTATAAAAATCCACCGCATCAGGCAACGCGTTTATCATCAGGGCCACAGACCCCACTAAACGCGACTGATCGGCTGCAGTTTGCCAAGCAGCCAGTAGCAAACGGCAACCGACCCCCTTGCCTTTTAGTCGGCTATCGACGGCTAAACGCCCTAACGTGGTCACGGGAACGCTTCGGGGCATGTTCTTTTTTAACTTGCCCATCATTTTTTCGCGGTCCACTGCACCAGATGCAAGCGCAAAATATCCTAGCACTAGCTTTGTGCCTGGGGCGCACACTACATAGACCGTAGTAGCACCACTTTGATGGTTGCCTAACGCTTCACTGGCTAAAAACTTATTTAGCGTGAACACGCCACAATCGAAGTGGCTTAGGTCGTGCTGAGGCGTTAAGAGCTCTGGGGCTGCGACGACGCCCAAATCGGTGTTTTGTTGAGAAGTTTCTGAAAGCATGGGTCCTCCGATGCTGGCTGTTTAATAGCCTCTTCGAAGAACGCGTAGTCGGTTTCATTCAGCATGTAGAATCGTCGGTTCAGCAGTACCTCTTCGGCTTTTCGACATGCGGCTTCCACCACGAAACTGGTTCGATCTCCCCCCAGCTCCGCTACGGCTCTATCGATCAAGGCGCGTTTTTTAGGGTCAACACGCATATTGAGGGCCAGTGGCTTAGCCACTGCCTCAGCAGCTGTGCTTTTCATGATGTATGTCCTATCGCTGTTTAAGGGTGTTTCGCTCCTTAGCCTTGCTCAGCAGCTTGTTGCTGCCTGCAAGGCGCGTTTAGTTTATGGGTTCTGTTGTGCCTTTGGTTGGGTTAGCCATGTGTTATCTCCTTGGTTTTTTAGTGATGGTTTTGCTTTTTTTGCTTTTTGCCTGTGTTGGTTGCCACGACATATAGCGCAATACATGCGGCAACAATTTCAGTATAACATATTATGTAGCTCAAACCTACACAATGTAGCACAGAGCGTTACGTTGCTTTAGGTACTCCCTAAGCGCCCACTGGTGGTCCGCCTGATCAATCAGGCGTTTTAGCCAAACCCCCACCCAAAACGCCCACCTGCTAAACTGCCCACCCAAAACGCCCAAAACACCGCCAGGGGGAACGCATGTACGTCAGGGGATACCTACGCGCCAGCACGGCAGAGCAGAACGCCCAGCGGGCACGCAGCACGCTAGAACACTTCGCCGCTGAACATCGCCGTGAGGTAGTGAGCTGGTATATCGAGAATGTGAGCGGCGCTAGCAGCCAGCGCCCGGAACTCAGGAGGCTTCTGGAAGACGCCAAGCAAGGTGATGTGCTACTGATCGAATCGGTAGACCGCCTTTCCCGCCTGGGGGCGGCAGAGTGGCGGCACCTGCGGGGGCAGATTGAGGCGCTAGGGTTACGGGTGGTGTCGCTGGACCTTCCCACTAGCTACGCAGCCATGGCCACGCCCAGCCAGGGCGAGGATTTTACCGCCCGCATGCTCGATGCGCTGAATACCATGATGCTAGACGTACTCGCAGCGGTAGCCCGCAAAGACTACGACGACCGGCGAACGCGCCAGCGCCAGGGGATAGAGCAAGCAAAGAAGGAAGGCAAGTACCAGGGAAAGCGGCCCAACAAGGCACTACACCAGCGAATTGAAGCGCTATTGAACGCCCGCGACGGTGAAGGCAAACCGTTCACCACGGCGCGCATTTGCGAACTAGCCGGGTGCGGTGAAACCACTGTGAAAAAGGTAAAGCGGGCTATGCGCGAAAAGGCACACTAAGCGCCACGTGAACGCCGCTTTCTTACCCGGCCCTGCAACCGCTGCCACCATTCGCCGGGTAGCCAGATCGACACCCACCGCAATAGCAATTCAGCCCGGCGGGCGTCCGGGTAATCGTCGGGGTAGTGGGTAAAGTCGCTGGCCAGCGCCAGCAGTTGCGCTTTGCCTTGCTGTTCTACGGCATCGTGGGCGGGGTCAAACGCGGCATCCAGCAGCACGGCCAACCAAGTGGCCACTTCATCGGCGTTCATTTTGCGGGGGCGGGGCATCGCGGGCACCTATTAGCGTGACATATTCCCCAATATAGCAGCCGCTAATCGCCCCGAAAATTGTTTTTCAGTATCCAATTATCCGGCGCGCCTGTGTTTGCACGCCGGGCGTGGGCCGCTGCCTGCTGTGATCGGGTGCGGGCAATCACGCCAACGGCCAAGCGATCTAACCGGCGGTGGCCAGGGTGCTGCACATAACCCACCTCGCCACACGTCGCGCAGGCGAAGCGGTGAAACAGCCCGTTCGTGTAGCCGTGGCCGTGGCAGTCGCGGCAGGCGACGGCCTGCAGCTGTGCGAGTGTGCGGGGGTGGGATGGCGGTAACCTCATGCGTTTAGTTTACCGGGGGTTGGGGGTGATGTCGCGCCAGCGACATGCAAGCCGCCCACTGAACTATAAGTAGCAATTATAGCAGCGCGGCGAACGGGCGTTAGCCCGCCCAGCTATGCGGCACCCCCTCGCCACT